AATAGATAAGGCACAAGAAGATGAAAAGGAGCTTTTTTTGGGTAGCGTAGGACGTGAATTTGATCGCTATAGATCTAAATATATACAGTCTAAAGCAGCCAAAATACTTGTGCGCGAAGGACTAAAAAAAATAAAAAAAGTAATAAACGATAAAAATAACGGGTGATATTAAAAAAACATGAGTTATTATATGTGTATAAAAACAATAGGAGAATAAAATGAGTGATATACAAAGTATGTTCGAAAGTATTAAAGAGTCCTTAGCAGTGCAAAACCAAGATGCTGCGTCGTATAGAAATTATCTTAGAATGGAAGTGGGTAAGTCTTACCTAGTTCGAATCATCCCTAATATTGGGGATCCGAAAGCAACATTCTTCCATTACAAACATCACGGATTCACCAGTTTATCAACAGGACAATATATTGATGCAACGTGTCCTCGCGAATTCGGGGATAGGTGTTCAATATGTGAAACAAGGTTCAAGCTTTATCAAACAAAGGATGAAGATGATCGCCAGTTAGCTTACAATATTCGTCCACACGAAAAGCACCTGGTTAATATTTATGTAGTGTCTGATCCTTCTAATTCTGAAAATGAAGGTATTGTGAAAATTCTTCGTTTCGGCAAGAGAATTTATGATAAGGTTCTCGCAGCCACAGAAGGAGATGACTCAGAAGAGTTTGGTCACCGCGTTTATGATTTATCAGAAAACGGTTGCAATTTCAAAATCAAAGTTGAATCAACTGCTGAAGGTAATCGCAAATTCACAAACTATAATAACTCGCGATTCACGGCACAAAGTGCTATTCCGAACATGACACCAGAACGAATCAAAGAAATATATGAAGAAATTTTTGATCTTACTGAAGTATTGGAAATGAAATCGGAGAGCGAGTTAAAAAGTATAATCAGCCAGCATATTCTTTGTACTGACGATGATAGTTCTGATGATAGCACTGATGATAGCACTGATGATAGCACTGATGATAGCACTGATGATATCACTGATGCCATTGAAGAGGTTGAAGAAAAAGCTACTGAAGAAGTTACTGAAGAAGTTACTGAAGAAGCTACTGAAGAGGAAAAAACCGAAAAGAAAACGTCTACTTCAAAGAAATCTACTAATGACGAAAAAGTCCAAAATCTTCTCGACGGATTAGATAACCTTTAATTACAAAGACCCAGTCCTGGATAAATCCGGGACTGGGCACGCTATTTGAATGAAAAAAATTAAGAGCGCCAACAGCAACGTCCCTCACACTGAAAAAGAATTAGAATGTGTAATTGAAGAGGCGGCTAAGGCTTATGCCAAATTTCTTGATGCGTTGCGTTTTGAGTGGCGTGATGATCCTCATAGCGCAGATACCCCTATAAGGGTAGCAAAATCCTTTGTAAAAGATTTGATACGAGGATGCTACGAAAACCCGCCCGAAATCACAGCATTTGAAAACAACAATTCTTATGATGGAATGGTATTCCAAGGTGGTATACCTGTAAAAAGTATATGTAGTCATCATCATTTACCCTTTACAGGGAAAGCATATGTTGCATATATACCTGTTCCGTCAGGAAAGGTAATAGGACTAAGTAAGTTAAACCGTATCGTAGAATTTTATAGCAGACGCCCTCAAGTCCAGGAATCATTAACAATGCAAATACACAATGCTATTATAGAAACATGCCCGGCTGCATTAGGAGCGGCTGTTATGATTAGTGCTACACATACCTGCGCATGTTTGAGAGGTATTAAGCATGATGGGTGTGAAATGAAGACCAGTAAATTATCAGGAGTCTTCATGGATAATAAAAATCTGAGCAGAAGTGAGTTTTATCAGTTTATTGGAAACATGGGTAGATAAATGGGAAAAATACGTAAAGATGATTTTGAAGCATTAGGCGATATGGCCGAATTTCTTGGAGAGCACCTCAGCAATTATGCTAGCACTACAGAGGATGGGAGTCATAGCAAACTCTTTAAAAGAGGTCTTGATCCGCGCGAGGTTATAAAAACAGCAGTAAAGCAAGCCACTAATGATCCAGGTGCCTCTATTATCGATTCCGATCATCCAATAGTGTCGCATGATATGCCAACTGCTAATGATTTTATTGAAAAGGCACAACCACCGCAACCACCGCAACCGATGCAACCGATGCAACCGATGCAACCGATGCAACCGATGCCAACTTCCACTGATCCAGTACTTCGCGCTCCTCTCTCCCCTCAGCCAACAGAGCCCGCTCAAGATATCGATCAAATGGAATTTTCCTTTGTAGACCAAAAAATCGAAGGGCTTGGAAGTGTAAGGGATATCATTACACATTTTAATCAGAGATTAGACAACATAGAAAACCAATTTCAGTTAATAAACAATTTCATGACCGAAATTCGCACAAAACTACCACAAAAAAAACCACACAAAACAACTAAACACAATGCAACTTCAGAAGATACACGAAAAAATACGGCTTCTTAAACTGGACCCTGAGAATTTCAAAACGCATACCGTAGAAACTCTCATACATTTACAAGAAACCATTAATACTCTTACATCTCAGGCAGACGACATGTTTAATGAAATTAATGAGTTGAAAAATACACAAAAAATGTTAATATCTGAAAATAAGAAATTGAAGGCAGTTGCGCAAGGGTTCGCGCATGGGCTCAACGATCATAAAAAATAAAAATGATAATAAACCTAAATAAGAAGCAAATAAATTCCCAGTTTTTCAACCCCATTAGTCGCATTTCGGAAGAATGCAGTTTTTCAGTATCTTCTGATTGCCTTTCCACGTTAATTACTGATAAAACTGATTCTATCATTCTCTATGCTAAATTAAAAACAATCACCGGTTTGGGGGAGGGTGAATCAGTTAATTTGAATTTCAAAGATCTTAAAAAAATGGCTAAAATCATTGATTGTATCCCAGAAGATAATTTCAATCTGACAATAAACGATAATGCTAGTATTATTAGTTATAAATCAGACGCGCTTGCCTTTAAGCTTCATTTGGTAACAGATGAAGTGATCAAAAAATGCAGTGTCAGTATCAATAAAATAGCTAGTCTAAAATTTGATAGCGAATTCGATTTGACATGCGATATAACCAACGATATACTCAAGGGCAGCATATTCGCCGCAGACACAGATAAAATCTACTTCTACACGAAGGACGGCGCAGTACACGCGGAATTAACAGACAAAGCAAACCAGCAAACCGACAGTATCACGTTTAATATAGCAGCGTCTTATAATGGTGACGATATAACCGCCCCACTTCCCTTCAATTTAGAGATTCTAAGAATTATTGCGGCAACTAAATTCGAAAATGCCGTAGTAAAGGTAAACGATACATATAAAATACTTTTATTCGAGATTTGTACGCCTGAAGTGATGTTTAAATACATCATTCCGGGATACACGAAATAAACAGTAAATAAAAAGGAAATAAATGGCAAACAAAATTACAACACTTGGATATTTCAAAAAGCGTCTCCGGGATTGCGGTTATATAGTGGACGATATCTTTAAAGGATACGGACAGCATGACCCGCGTTCTTGGACAATAATAATTGATCCTGGCAGTGCAAGTGTGCTTTGTACATGCTTCATTAATGCAAATATCGATGATATTAAAAAATCTACTATTGGTGAATTTTATTTCGAATTACATGATGGCGGCCAATATATACCTAATCAATTAACTTTTAAAACAAGTTCTATTGAAGTATTAATAGAATGGTTAGTAAAGTTCGGTGTTAACAACAAATCCCCCTACTACGGCAAGCCGCGCTCCTCGTCATAACGTGTTTTTCAGACCGTCGTTTCATAAGTATATACATGAGCGATGATAATAATAAAGATATGGAATCTGACAAAGAAATACCGGTGAAGAAAGGATCCCGAAAAAAACAGGTAAAGAAAGGATCCCGAAAAAAACAGGCATCTCGTCCTGATAATACCGAAGAAATACCTACAGAGAAAATACCTACAGAGAAAATACCTATGGAGAATACACCCATGGAGAATACACCCATGGAGGAAACCGCCATAGAGGAAATGCTGTCCCAATTAATTGCAGGCTCAGTCCACAAATATAGTCATGACACTAATAAACAATTTCAAGACGCCAGAGAGGATTACAATTGTCTACAACCCATATTAACCGAATTCCTTGATGATTTTCTAATCATAGGCCATACACCAGTAGGCCAGCGCCTTGTAATGCGTCATGCGGAATCGCCTGTGCAATTAGATGCATTAACAGAATTGTCTAAAAAAGTATTGGTAAGAATGTTAATGCAGGAACAGTCGGGTGATTAGGCAGGAACCCAAAAACCAACGCATTTCATATTACCGGCAGGGTTAGGTTGATTTAGGGGTTGCTGGGTTGTTCTTACAAGATCGCAATCAGGCAATAACGTCCACGGTGGTGCTTTAAATCTATGGCTATGCGCGACCGGCCCATAACCTACTTCAGTCATATACCACTGCTCAGGAGTTGTTGAGTGCAGATAAGATAACTCACCTTCAATATGAGCACCACCGACTACTTTAAGATTATTGCGTACTCCTAACTGACCATCCACCAGTACACCTTCGCGCATTCTTTTCCCTGGCTTCAGGTTAATAACATCACCACGAATCTCAACACGGCCTGTTACTGATTCGTCTCCAGAACCTATCAATACTTCATGTTTTCCTTCCAGGTTCAATGACTCGGCCGAAATATTCATGATAGTGGCATACATATCCATCGGCCCTGTGGTTTTTATGCGTATACCGTTACTTCCAACATTTAACGAATATTTATTACCAACCGTAACATCCCAATCCCCACCAGGCACATCATCAACATCGACATATTCAACAAGAGGGACTTCAGCCATAGACACATATGTACCTGTTTTGCCTATCCAAACCCCCTCATCACGTATTTTTCCGATAGGATCTACACGGAATGACTCCATATCGTTAAATATAGTTCCTACTACGGTGACTCTATTTCCCGTAAGAGTTTCAAGATCATCTCCGCCATTACCGAATTGAGCTTCGAGCTCAAGATCAATTATACGTTTTTGGTTGTTACGGATAATTTCAACAATCTTCCATTTACCAGCATCTGACCCCTTGCACTCTTTTTTTGAATCATCCCATTCGTCATAGGAAACACCCCCGCCAACCCATTTAACATCATCAAGCGCCCATTTTCCGTCTTGTGTAGATGGGCTATCTCCAGAGCCGCCGCAAGTAATACAAGGCAAATCAAATTTTAATCCTTCTCCTGCGCAAACAGGGCATTTCTCTGGATCGCCTACTTTCTTCTGAAGAGGTGACGTATAAGGATTTTTGGCGTCAGTCCGCATAGACTCGAAAAGTCTTTTATACTGATGCGTGTCCTTTAGTATGTTTAATATATCAAGAGCATAACGTCTTTTATTTTCAAAATCACCTATTCTTACTATTCTATCACCACCAATTATATTTTCCTGCATGTTCGCAATGTAAATAGATTGGTTTTTGCGAACGGTAACAAACTGATCCCCTATTACCATTAACTGATCATTATTAGTAGCTAATCGAGTTGTAGTATTATTATTAAACTCTAAAAAGGAACCAGAATAATGAGTTAATTTAAGAACCTCCAGAAGATCGGTATCAATCATTTCAAATACATGTTTGTTAGAGTTAATAACATGTTTTGATCTGAATGTCTTCATGTTATGATCTATGTTTGGTTTGTCTGTCGATGATAGATTTTCGTATGAATCCGGATAATCAGAAGTAGCACTATATTTCTTATCCTGTGTAGGATCAGTTGATTTTAATTGCGTATAGATTCGAAGCCAATCATCCTCGCCAAAAGAACTAGCGAATACGACAGGATAATTCACATCCCCAGCAGCAAAGAAAACCCACACATGAGCTCCTACATTTGGTATGGTGAATGTTCCTCTTGCTAAATTAGAATAGTCTGATGGTGTATATTGATTAGCGTTAGGGTTTACTAATCTATTACCCGTAACATTAGTTTCTGAAAAGGCATCTGATACTCTATTATCACGGATGTAGTTACGAGAGGGCCGCTGACCCTCGATCATATTATCACCATCCCAATAATTTGAATCAGACGTAGTGCCCTTGCTTTTAAATGCATTATACTTGCCGGAAGCGCCGCCACCAAATGTGGGCATAGCCGACTCAGCCCAAGGCAATGTTTCTTTCAAATAAGGCATTACCTTATCAAGATCTGGATTAGTGGTTTTATCCGGGAACCTAAAATGCTTATCTTTCCCGTCTTTAAAAGTCTCATTCCAGTCTTTGTACAGAGTCGCGGCAAGATGAGGTATAAACACCTTTACTCGGCCTCTTTTTTCAGGATCGTTATTTTGTATAACAATCCCTAAATACATTCCCTCATATCTAACTTCATTCACCTTGTATTATCTCCGGTTTCAATATATCATTGTTTACGAAATCTTCATTGTTCCATACTTCTTGCCCCGAATGATCAATAAACGATCGAAGTTTAGCTGGACGATTGGGGAAGGTATCTTCCGCATCCAGACCTTTCAAATCGGTAGCTTCTGCTTGAGCTATAGACGCATTAATAAGAGGAGTTATATGATTAACCAATAAATGAACAAAATAACCATCTTGCGTAAGATGACATACAGCATCATGCCATGCTATGCTTTTGTTTCCATCTGCACCATCCATAATTCTAAAATAATTATGATACCAATCATTGTTCAAACTTGCACCATGATTTATATCTGGTAATACAGGCTCGATAGGCCTTTTCTGTCTAATTTCACCACCAGTTAATTTCTTCGTAGTTACTACAGACTCCCAGATAAGATTTCTTCTCATATATTTGGTTGTTTCATGGTTTGCGTTTTGCATGTACGCGACAATACCGCTATCTAATTTTTGACGCGTACTCTCACGAATATAATGCGGAGATTCCCAGGGCGATTGAGTCCAAACAATTTGATTGTCAGTGAACATGGGCTTTTTAGCCCAGAAAGTGATATCTATAGAATTTGTATTCGCATAATATAAAATAGTATTGGTGCCTATTATTTCTGAATAAGGCATAGACCAAAAACCATATTGCTTGATTTGCTTATCAATGGCGGGATGCAACCCCGTTAATAGCCTTACCCAGTTTTTTATCTCAGGGACATCCTTATCATTAAATGTCTCATGAATGTCTTTAATTACTTTAGATATTTCATCTATAGAATTACTCTTACAATGACTGCCTAGTAATTTAACCATTTGCTGGATATCTTCGGTATAATATGATCCAGTCTCTTTATCTATTTCGTTGGGTTTAGGTTGGCTTCTAATCTTGTCGATTGTGCCTGCATCAGAAGATTTATACTGATTCAAACGACTACCCGAAGAAGCTTGCGTATCCTTTACTTCAATAGGAATACTCTTGACATTCAGAGCATCACCTTTTTTCAGTCCAGCCGCACGTTGTTGATATATTATTACATTGGGATGGATCATGCTATTCCTCCTACCGGTGGTGCCGCTGCGCTCGATCGTAAACTAGATGGCACTATGGCAATGCCAGCGTCTGCGACTTGATCTGATATCGAAGCCATCGATTTATCAATAGTATTAGCAAACGCAGTTCCCTCTTCTATTAGATCATTAAACCCTGTACTTTCTGCGATGTCGTTGAGTTTGTTCATTGCTTGTTCTTCATATTTTTGTAAAAGACCTTCTTTTGTAGTATCGGCTGCCACTATTGTCTCGTCTATACGCTCAAATGTATGATCAATAAGAGAAACAAATTCAGCAATTTGCGCATCCAGAGACGCGAAAGAAAAAGATATTTCCTGCAAATCAAAGCGAATATCAGTAACATCATTCAAAAACTCACCAATTTGCTCTATGTACTTACCTACATTATCTATATCATCAGTAAAGTAACCCTGAATTTTTGTCAACGCGCCGTGCGTCGCTTTAACCTCATGCTTTTTGGTGAAATGAATATGTGGTGGACCGTAATTAGGTAATTCGGTCGTGTTGGTCAATGCCGCCAGTGCTTTATCCTTGAGGGCCATAGCCTTGTCCACCGCAATCTTCAGTATTTTTGAAATGGCTTTTATAACTTCGCCGATTACCTTCGTTATATCCGCCTTAGTAGCGTCTGATAGATGTAAGACTAATATTTCAATATAGGCGTCATAAGACGCAACCGTAATAGCCAGTCCCAAAAAAGCCCTATCCAAAATATCATCTAACCAATCCAAAGCATCTATCAGCTGATTATCTACATTTTTTATCTGATCTGCTTGCCAAGCGGCTAAATTATCTGCT